ATTCTGGTGATGCTGATAGAGGTACTGCAGGTGGTGTTACGGCAACCGTGGGCAACCCGGGTAAGGTATTATTTAGACTTGCTTGATTTTTTTTAACCTACACTACTAAAATACTACTGTTAGTACTAGTTAAGTTAAGATATGATTATCTGCAGTTGTAGAGGTATTTCTACTAAAGATTACTCCTCAGAAGAGGAGTTAAAAGACCGTATTATGCAGAATGACTTTAATTGCGGCGTTTGTCAATTAGTATACTTAAACAAGATTAATCACGACATACCCGAACATTACACGTCTAGTAGTCAATTACCTATATAAAAAGAATTTGTTGTTCTTTATACGGAGATTTAATGGCTAAACGCTTACCTAGAACTGATGGTAGTGACACAACTGATGAACAAGTTAATCCAACAAATCAAAACAAGAGGACAAATAATCATTTAAAGTTAAGAATTGATGATCTTAAGACATTTGACCCTCTTACTGAAAATCAGAAGAAGTTCTTTGATGCATATAGACAGGGTGATTATTTTGTAGCATTGCACGGTGTAGCAGGTACTGGTAAAACATTTTGCGCACTATACAAAGCTATCGAAGAAGTACTAGATAAAGCAAATCCATTCAATAAAATTATCATTGTGCGCTCAGCTGTACAGTCTCGAGAAATCGGACATTTGCCAGGTGACGTTAACGAGAAGATGGAAATTTATCAGCAACCGTATAGACAGATCTGCGAAACGTTATTTGGTAGAAGAGATGCGTGGGACAGACTAGAAGAACAGAACCATATTGAGTTTATCTCTACATCGTTTATTAGAGGTATGTCATTTGATGATGCTATCATTATTGTAGATGAAATGCAGAATATGACGTTCGAAGAAATTGATACAGTTATGACACGTGTTGGTTATAGATCTAAAATTATTTGGTGCGGTGATTATAGACAAACAGATCTTAACAAACGTAAGAATGACGTGTCCGGTATCATTAAGTTCTTTGACGTAGCACATCATATGTCCGCATTTACAAGGATTGAGTTTACTGCCGATGATATTGTTAGATCATCCTTGGTTAAGGACTATATCATTGCTAAGATGAAGTATGAAGATGCAATTGACGATTCACCAGGAATAAAGAGAGTAGCCTAAGTATTTGAGAATTGCTGTATGAAGTAGAAGGAAAGGTGTTCTGGACGCGAGTTCAATTCTCGCCACCTCCACCATAAGCGTACTGCCTGGTATGAGTGCCCTAGGGCGTAATCAGAGTCCAATAAGTAGTACGCTTATGATGGGGGTGTCAAGGTTTCGACAGGGCAATGAGTACAGATATGGACAGCACGTCAAGCGATCGACGTAAATAAAGCAAAACTAGTAAACGCAAACGATAGCGATTACAACTTGGCTCTTGCTGCTTAAACAGTAAGGTACGGAGTTTTGATAGTTGAACTTGGCAACAGAATCAACTATCTCTTATTATATAAATAGTATATTATCAACCTTAAGGTGCTTCACATGAATACTACAAGCCTGAAACAAGACTTATTCTTTGAACTCGCAAGTGAGATTTCGGAGGAATATACTATTAATGAATCAGAAGAGTATCTAGAAGAAGCTCTTTCTATCTACGAAGCACTTGAAGAGTTTTTTGTAGAAAATTACCACTACCTCAGCATTGAAGAACAGTCATACGCTGTTATGAGAGGTATTGATGTTAATGAAGATGTTGTTGATATTCTCATGTATGCTCTACTAGACGAATCCATTGGTTCAGCTATTGCTACGGCTGTATACGGTATTGGTCAGAAGGTTGCACAAGTAAAGTCTAATATGGCTGCTCGTAATGCAGAGAAGAAGACTAACGTAGCAACTAAGACTGCAGCTCGCGCCGGTGGTATGGTTATGAAGGCAAAGTCTGCAGAGAAGAAGAATAATAATTCTTTATCAGGACAATTCAAAGCTTCTTTTGCACGTGCTCGTGCCGAGAAGGTTCAGCAAAAGGCAAAGACTGCATATGCAAAAGGCACTCAAGCACGTAACACAGCACAATCGAGCGCAGATGCCCTAGCTGCAAAGCAAAAGAAGAGACAAGATCTAGCTAGTAAGATTGATACTAAAGTTAGTAATGCTAAAACTGCTGTTAAGTCAGGTGTTAAAAAGGCAGTTGGTGTACTTGGAAGAGTCGCAGGTCGACTCGCTGGTTAATTAAGGAGTATAAATTATGGATTCACTTTTTTGGATTGTAGTCGGTTCTTTTATCGGTTGGCATTTTCCTCAACCGAGCTGGGCAGTAGCTATCAAGGATAAAATTTTAGGGATGTTAAAGCAATGACTGTTCAACTTTCTAACAATTTTACCCTCACAGAGTTTACCAAGAGCCAAGCTGGAGCTAGACTAGGTATTGATAATACACCACAAGGCGAACATCTAGAGAACCTTAAGAACTTAATTACTAAGATTATTCAACCTCTTAGAGAGCAGCTAGGTAAGCCTATCACTATTAATTCCGGCTACAGAGGTCCAGAGGTTAATAAGGCAGTTGGTGGTGCTGCTACTAGTCAGCATTGCTTCGGTGAAGCCGCGGATATTGAATGCCCAGGTATGGCTAATGCTGACCTTGCCCACTACATTCAAGAACACTTCGAGTTCGATCAATTAATTCTTGAATTTTATAAGCCTGGCATTCCAGACTCAGGCTGGGTTCATGTCAGTCTTAAGAGAAATGGTCCACAGCGTAAACAATGTCTTACTGCAGTCACAGAAAATAGTAAGACAGTCTACAAGCCAGGATTTTTAGTCTAATTGTTTACTGTATTAGATATTGTACCCTGCAAAGAGCCAAGCTGCACGCAAACGATTAATTCGCGTTGGCTAAGCAAGGAAAGTGTTAAGTATTTTGATAAAGATGGGTTTGAATTAACCCCCTTAGAACAACACTATTACCAAGCTTCAGGGTACCAAAATCAGATCGGTGAAAATGTTCTCTATCACACCTGCTGGCAGGAGCCCTGGTTTAATCTAGATAGAGAAGATTCGTTTTTTATTGATCACACTATGATACTGCATCGTTGCGATTTTCGTGACGATGCACTTATCCAACTATACAAATATAATAAAAGATTACCTCAGCTTAATTATCTTATTAATTGTAAGAGAAAGTGGGGTCTAGACTTTAGTCTAGATTATCTTGATAGAGATAATGATCAGATCTATGAAATAATTCATATTGAGCAAGACACTCATAACTTTGATGAGTTTTTGGATATGAAAAGTACCTTTGAGGCTTTTGTTCTCAAAACAGACTGGAACCATGCTGCCAAAGTCCTTCTAAAAGAAAAGGAAAAATGGATGCCCCTAGAGGGAATGGCACGCAACGATTGGAAAGCTAGATTCTTTGGATATCGTCAAGCAGAGTCAACTCTTAAGACCTGCTAATCTAGACTTAATTTCCTTTTTCCTGTATAATTAATAATTAAATAAAGAGGTGTAATTTTGAATAATTACAAGTATCTTTTTAAGGCTATCTTTTTCTTTGTTTTCTTTCCTTTTATTATCCTAGCCTCATTCTATACATCACAGACAGAATTACAAACAGATTTTGAAGTTCATAACTATGAAGAAATAACAAACAAGCAAAGACAGCTTGAATGTTTAACTAAGAACGTTTATTATGAAGCTGGTACTGAGCCATTTGAAGGTAAGCTTGCAGTAGCACAAGTAACTATTAACCGTGCTAGGAATGAAAACTTTCCTAGTGATATTTGTGATGTAGTAAGTCAGAAGTCATACATTAAGTCGAAGCTAGTATGTCAGTTTAGTTGGTATTGCAATAATGAGTTTAGAAATAGACCCATTAATTTCGATAAATATCAAGAGTCGAGAGAGGCAGCAGTTCGTGTTTTTCTTGATGAAAAAGACTATAAAACTGTTGGTGATTCGCTTTTCTTCCATGCTGACTATATTAACCCTAACTGGAAAAGGCCTAAAGTTGTGACGATTGGACATCACATCTTTTATAGATAAAATGTTAGAACAGCCACTAGTTTTTAAATCCACCGCTGAATTCATGGTTGAAATTGAAGCGTTGGTGAAGGATAAAAGAGTTTCATATATTGATGCAGTAGTTTTATACTGTGATATAAATCAGATAGAAATAGAAACTGCAGCATCAATTATCAAGTCTAGTGTTAAGATGAAAGCAAAGATTCAAGACGACGCTGAAGAATTAAATTTGTTACCAAGGTCAAGAAAGTTACCAATTGATTAGCCTAAAAATGGATGCGTTCGATGCATACAAATTATACCTCTCTCTTAAAAGCCATTTCAATAATAAAACCTACGATTATTTTAAATACGGAGGAAGAACTAGAGCATCTAGAACTACCTTCGACAAAAGACCTGACAAATACTTCTTTCACAAGCTGTCAAAGCGAAAAGACATCTTAGAGTTTCTTGTATCTAATTTTGTCTATAGCAGCGATAAATGGGTTGGTGATTTGGTACAGAATAGTGAGTCTGAGAAGAATCTTAGACAATATCAGAAGTATCGGGAATCTATAACCTATATCTTTAGTAATGATTTAGATAAGCTTGATAGCAGCTTTGATAGTAATTTTGTTGTAGTAGATGGCCAACATCCAGAACTTCTTAAGAAGGTCCTAAGAGGTACTATCAATATCGAAACCTTCATAATCCTTGATGATTTAATAGGATTTATGAGTAAGTGGAATCGTAGAATAGAAGATAATGTGGTGTGGCCGCAGCTGTATCTGAAGTGTAAGAAGTATAGACCTTTTCTTGAGTTCGATAGAGAAAGGTTAAAGAAAATAGTGCTTGATAAATTTTCTGAGAGCAGTTAATATAAATACTCTTATCGTTATTGAAGTACTTGGATAAGACGTCATACAAATAATATATCGCATATAAGGAGTAATACATGGCAACAGATTTTTCCCAGCTTAAGCGTTCGCGTCAAAATCAATTTGATAAGCTCACCAGCGAACTGACAAAGCTAAACACCGTTCAAGCCGGTAGTTCAGATGACGATCGTCTCTGGAAGCCTGAAGTTGATAAGGCTGGTAATGGTTA